TTTACCTCTGCGATATATGCGGTATGTACCTTGAAGCTGTATTTTGCTTCTATGTACTCCTTTATCATTTTGTAGGTCACTCGTTCCTTGGGCTTGTATTCTTCGGCTCTTTTAGCGATATTATCAAGCGGAACTTTTCCCTCACCCTCACCAAACTCAACTTTTACGTTGATATGTCCGTCTGGATTTTTGTGGGAAAGCAGTACTACCGTCTCCACATGCGGTGAAAGTTACTTCTTATACTAAATAGCGAAACCGTCACCTTTTGCGAAAAGGTTTATACCCCACTTAGGGGGATAGCGTTTACCCCATCTTCCTATTCTTCAAACAACATATCTTTCATTTTTTCACTTGCTTCCTGAAACAATGATTCCATAAAAGATGTCATTCCAGTCTTTGGATATTTTCCCAACAAATAATTACTAAAAGGTTTCAATTTTTCATTTTCATAATACTCTTTCAATAAACAAAAGATATCTTGTTTCTGCTCTACTAAATACATTAACATCTCATATTCTTCAATATTAAAATTGAAGTAATATTTAGTTTTTTTACATTTCTTCTCAGCCTCTACATTTTTATGTATTTCATTATAATAATCAGGAACCGCATTAATATTATCCATTGTTACAGAAATTATATACGCCTCTTCAATTCCTGTAAACTCTGGCTTGTCTTCAATAACAGTAGCCAAACAAGTATCTGCCTGAATAATAGGACTTGCGAACATTCTATTATTATTTTTTTCGACACTTTCGTTTTTAGTCATACAATCCAATAAAACAGAAAATCCTTTCGCTTCTACTACTAATAAATTGTTATCTTTCCTTATATATGCATCAGAAGATTTTTTATTATTCTTTCCATAAGCAAATTCCTCTATATAGGAATAACCCTCTTTTGCAGCCTCTTGTGTTAAATTTTGAATATATTTTTCAAAAAGTCTCCCGAAAAATGCCATTGCTCTACTATCATTTTTCGGATAACAATCCCTAATCAACCAGAAAATCTTTTCAAAAAATGCATTTCTTAGCGTAATATCACATACCGATATATAATTTCCTTTGATATCTTTAATAAAAGGGAATTCAAAAAATTTACTAAAATCCCATTCCTGATTATCGCTTTCTACTGCCCATATCGAATAGTCTTTTGCTTGTTGTGATAACTCTCCAATAACTTTGCTGATCAGTTCTTTTTCTTTCATTTTTCCATAAACTTTCTCAACATCTCGCCACATTGTATTATATATCAAACCATTTACATCACTATAATAAATACTTAATTCCCAAAACAGCAAAAAACTATATTGCGTAGGTGTAAATTGATATTTCTCTGTAAAAGCCGAATAATAATCCCTATACTCTTTCTGAACATCTGCATCAAAATTGTTTATGTCCTTACTGATTTTTTCCATCATATAATACATTCTCAGAAATTCATGCGCAACATTTCTCTGATAATTCAGATGATATGTTGAATAAAGAAAATGGTTTTTATCAAACTTTTCTGAATGCTTCTGATTAAGTTCTTCTGCCACTACTAACTGCAATTGAATAATCTTTTTATAATCTTCTTGTACTATTTCATATTGTGTGTCACATATAGATTCATAATCTCCAAATTGAATAACCTTTTTCAGTAATATAAGTAACATTTGAGCCGAAATAATATGTACATTTCTTTTCATTAATGGGTTTGCAAATAATTCTTTTGGAGATTTCGGATCGATACCACACATCTGCTTCTTCAATACAGTTTCAAATGGAATTCTGAACTCACCCCATAAAATCGGTATCGGATCAAGCATTGCATCTCTTACTCTAATCAATTCACAAATAATAGAAATCGCCTTATGCATATTCATGTTATTTATTTCTTTTTGCAAATGTGGCATTTCATCAGAAAAAACATCAGTATATCCTAATAACAAATGTGCATCCCCTGCATCAACTGAATACATTTAATTTCCTCCTCCAAACTGTAATTTAAAATATATTAAATTATTCTACAAAATAAGTTACGAAACTTTTTTGCCTTTCCTCTCTCGTAATCTATTATAATATTGATACTATTTTACCACGGTCATCTCTTTTTTACCATCTGCAAAAGAGCAAGAAAAAAAGCCGATCAGGAATCGCAACTCCCAATCGGCATCTTTTCTTACTCCTCTTCATTTTTACATTCAATCTCCGTTCCGTCCAGGAAGACCACCAACAATGTTCCATCTTCAAAAACCTTGATGTGGTCCAGCGTTTTCAGCATGAAGTCCGTATCCATCTCCGTCAAAGGTTCTGCCCCATCGGTGTATTCTATGAACTTCTCTGCCCGATAACCTTCCAACAGGTTCTTGCTCTGCAGCTGTTCTGTCAACTGCTCCATGAAATCCCCTCGGTTTTCCACCAACACATTCCAAGCCATCAGATATGCCTTTATCAGCGTTTTTTCCTCTACGTGGCGGTTGGCGCATCCCATGACTCCTTTGACCTTGTAGCGTTCACTGCATTGCCATACCTTACGGTCAACGCCCGTGCTGCTCCGCCAGCCTTTCCGTGCAAACACCTTATTACAGTCTCCGCAAATTATCTTGGATGCAAATGGATTGCTTTCCGACCGGTGGGAATAGGAGTTTGTCCCATGCTCCTCCAGATACTTTTTTCTGCGTTTTATTTCAAGCTGTATACATTCCCATATCCGCTTTGAAATGATGGCATCATGGTCATCCTCCACATAAAACATCTGGATTTCCCCTTTGTTCTGTGTACGTTTCTTGGTGAGGAAATCCACCGTATAACTTTTCTGCAACAAGGCATCACCCTTGTATTTTTCATTTTCCAACATACTCATTAAGGTTGTGGACTGCCACTTCGTACCGCCATCCCAGTTTTTCACACCTTCCCGTTCAAAAATCCTCTTGATGTAATCGGTTGTTTTTCCGTCCAGGAATTCCTGATACAACCGAATTACAATCGGCTCCTGTGTCCTGTTGATTACCAGCTTCCCCGTTTCATCCGTATCGTAGCCAAGAAAACGCTTTGTACTCATTTTGTGTTTTCCTGTCTCAAACCTTCTGCGGATTCCCCATGTGCAGTTCTCTGAAATGGATCGGCTCTCGTCCTGTGCCAGTGAGGAAAGAATGGTAAGCAGCACTTCTCCCTTTGCATCGAGGGTATTGATATTTTCCTTTTCAAAAATAATCCCTATCCCCAAATCTTTCAACTCTCGCACATAATTCAAGCAATCCAGCGTATTTCTTGCAAATCGGGAAATGGACTTAGTAATAATCATGTCTATTTTCCCCGCCCTGCAATCCGCAATCATGCGGTTGAATTCATCTCTCTTTTTGGTATTGGTTCCCGAAATTCCTTCATCCGCATAAGTCCCTGCATATTCATAAAGAGGATTTTCGCTAATATAATTTGTGTAATAATTGACCTGATTCTCATAGCTTAATAACTGTTCTTCTTGGTCGGTTGACACTCGGCAGTACGCTGCCATCTTCAATTTCTGCACTGACTGTGCTGTTCCTGATTCTGCAGTCGAAATCTGCTTTGCTGGTATAACAGTAATGCTTCTTGCCATTTTTAACCACCTCCTCAATCACTGTCTGTTCCGCAATGTTCAATCCCTGCAATTCGGCATCATCAATCCTTAACCCTTTACATGCCTTGACTCCCTTTTCAATGTAGGTGCTGCAGAGCCATTGGATTTTCTTCTTGTAAACCTGTCTGCACCGGAGCGTTTTTCCGCAGTGAGGGCAAATCAGCATTCCGCTTAAGGGATAGCGGTTTTGGAACTTCATTGTGCTGTCCTGTCCGATATTCCTGTCACGCTTTCTCTGTTCCCTGACTTCCTGCGCCTTTTCCCATATCTTCGGCGATACAATTGGTTCGTGATTTTCCGAAATGTAATAACTCTGTACTTCCCCGTTGTTTTCCTTGTATGGTTTCTTTTGTTTTCAGGGATATAATACTTCTGCAGATGAAAATCCCCTTTGTACTTTTCATTGCAAAGCATCCCATTTATGGTCCCGCTTTCCCATGTTGTTCCCGTCAACGTTTTCACACCCGGGTAATCAAGCAGCTTCCCAATCCTTGACGAGCCGACATTCATTAGATACAGGTCGAAAGTCAGACTGACAATTTCCGCTTCCTTTCGGTTCACAATCAAATATCCATATTCGTTTTTGTCATAACCGAGGAAGCGGGATGTGGTAATCATCACTTCCCCTCTCTCAAACTTCTTCCGAATGGACCATTTATTGTTTTCACTCATGCTTCTGCTTTCTTCCTGTGCAAAAGAAGCGAGGACGGCAAGCATCATCTCACCGTCCCCTGATAGAGTGTTAATGTTCTGTTCTTCAAAAAAATACCGACACCCAGCTCTTTCAGTTCCCTTGCGAACTGTAGAACGGTGACAGTATTTCTTGCAAACCTTGATATGGATTTTGTAATAATTAAATCAATCTCTCCTGAGAAAATCAAGGTTTCTTTGAAAGCAGACAAACGGTTTCAATATTCCCCTGAACTTTGATTTTATACTGCATAGCGAAAGTGACACTATTAACTTAAGGGTGGGGTAAATACCTTAACCATTTGAAAATTCCTTTTAATGTTACTACTTTACCTCGTCCTCGGCAGGATCAACTGCATACCAATGTTCTGCATTTCGCTTACATTCTAACACAGGTATTCTTTTTGTCACTTCACGTTTCATGCTTCCATCACTACGAAGAATTTCTCTCCATTCCACTGGTTTATTATAATATTTCATTTTGCCCCCACATTGAGGGCATCCTTCAATATGTATTTTCTCTATGGTCAATCTATTCCCATAACCACTAATTGCAAAATTGAAAAACAAAGGATGTCTCGTTTGCTTTTTAGCAATTCTTCTAAGTGTAAAAAAGATTAAAAATAAAAATACAAATATTATAAAAATAATAGAATATTTCTGCATATCTAAACTTATTGTATTTCCATTCATCCCTCTAAAAAAGCAAACTATACTTTTTACTATTTTGGCAAACGGAAATATTCCTACAATTGCAATAATAGTGCTAATCCATGTTAAAACAGCTAAAGTAAATGGACTACGCCATTTTGGTTCTGGATCATAATTTGCCGTCTTTTGCTTCTCTTCCGAGATATTATTGATAATATCTCCTGCTGCAATTTGAGTTTTTCCTGTAAAATTCACATTTCCATTGAAATTATTTTGCTTATACTCTTCTTTTCTTCTTCTCATATCGTCATCTTCCTTCTCTTTTGCGAAAAAGTATTCCTTTTGCCAAAATGTATACTGATAATTCCGAAAATCTTATCCCTGGGGTAAATCAATTCCCTCATACCCATTCTGCGGAAACTGAAACACACATCCATTTTTGCCCCAAATCGGCGGAAACCTTTGATTTACGGGGCTTTTCTCGTCAGCAGAGCCACTGTTTC